CTTATAAACTGTGACGGAGAAACCCCAGAATTTAACTCCTTGATCCTCTTCACCACGCACGATAATCGGAACGTAGTAACGGGATTGTGGTGCAATCTCACGAGCGATTTGTGCTTGCGCCTGTGAACCGCTATTTCGGAGTGTTTCAATGTATTCCAAAATAGGATCTGGCTTTCCAAAAGTGCATGGAGCCAAGTAATGAGTATCACCGATATTGTAATAGAACTTGAGTTCTATAAAGGGCATATCAGGAGTGAAGGAATAAGGAACTATGCGGACTTTTTGTTCACCTTCTTTTGGTTTCCAGAGGTATCTTTTGGATTGGGAAGCTTTTTCGCCGTCATCGAAGTCTTTAAGTTTTTGAACTAATTTTGCAATGTCTATCATATATTTTAAGTAATTAAGTGTTTAACTAGGTAATTAAGCTAATCGTTAATCAAGAGACTAATTCTCAACCTGCTTACCTCTATACATAGTAAACAATAACAGGAAAAATCGATTTCAACAACATATTTTAACTAAAAAATTGTTATTTTAAATCAGTCGAGAACGCTTGAAATTGTGAGGGGAATTATGCGAATGGAAACGTCACCGGTTAAAATTAATGAGTTGGTATAATAACTCCAATTGACCACATACGATTTATCCAACGATCCGTTTTCTTCTTCAACCAAACGATTTAATGCGTTCAATGTATAGAGCGTATTCGTTTGTTTTTTCCGATGAATGAGAATGGTATTTGGAAATTTTGGCGCATCTTTACGCATGTTCAACACATTGTAAGTCAAGTAAATTTCGAGAGGATTTTTTGTATTAGAAAAGGCAAATACTCTGTTGCTATAAACGTCATAAAATTTACGAACATTCTCCGCTGCCTCATTAAAATCTTTGCTGGTAGAAAAAGTGCAAAGCAATTGTCGATTGTCTAAATATTGCATAGTGAAAATAACTTATTATGTCTTGACATATGGAGTTAAAAATTTAATAGTTTCTTGAAACCCCCATTGTTCACATCTGTTATAAATTTCTTGTAATTGATGACGGAGGACTTTTTGAGACTCTTCTGTTATGGCTGGATCAAAATTTGACAATGAATTTGGATCAACATTTACCATCTGTTTCACCACTTCTTTTTCCGCTGCTATTCTCTCAGGAGTTCTAGGAACAACTGGCACCGTTGGAGATTTTGGAACTGGTTGAGGTTGGATTGGTTCAACTGATAATCTCTGTCCACCTTGAGATACTTGTTGCGGCGGTGCATCAAAAATATTTGGCTCTTTCTTTGGCTCATCACCTGAAGGTTCAGATTTAGGAGTTAAATCTGGCTCTTCTTTCTCTCCACCTATTCTTTGTATAGGATCTTTCTTCGGTTCTTTTTGAACTGGCTCTGGCTTCTTCGGTTCTTGATCAGTATATTTACCGGGATACTTTTTAAAAGCCAGTTTTTTGTGTTTTGGAGATGGCCAAGTTACCAAAATACCGTCTTCTTTTCTCCACGCTTGACGGGCTGGATAATTTCCTTCCAACATCCTATTGGTTACTTCTCTCACCACGTCTGGAGTTATACCACGTTGAGTAAGATAATCACGTAAAGCATCCATATGTGCTTCTTCATCCATTCGGAATATACCATCGGATACTCGTTCGTCTAAACAGACTTGGGCGAATACATTGTCAGAAATACTAGTCATATCTTTGTTTATAAATATAACAAAGATTTCCCCAAACAACATATTTTAGACATTTACCAGCTTAACGTCATCATATGACCCACCAATATACGTTTTCATTGGGAACATACCATTATTACTCATTAAATGACGAATATGATCCAAGGTTTTTATCCCATCATCCTTATGAAAATCATATAACACCGCATCATATGTGTAAAGCACCGCTTTAGTCTTCTTTTCCTGTAAATAAGCCAGAATTGGCTGTAAAAGAGTTATGGCAAATTCACCTTCGACTGCTTGAAGAAGGTAATTGAACACTTTACTTGGATTTGGCTCTTTTATATGCTTGTCAGTAATCTTTCGTTTAAAAAGTGGTGTCTCTACATATCCATTAGCCTTATAAAAATACCATTGTTCGTTAATGTAACTCTTCAAATTTGCCAAATACTTAATGTGTGAATATTTATCATCAACACCGCCGAAAAGTTGCCGGAAAGTCAAACTCTTCGCATTGGCAATATCCGTTTCATCAACTTCCTTCTTCTGAAAATACAACTTCGCCATATATTCATAAAAATCTATTTCCGATGATAAACTATAGTTGGTAAGTTGACAGATAATGCGAGGATGAAACGCCGAATAATCCACCACGACCATTCTGCCGTTATTTCCATGCCTAGAAACAAAGCTACTTCGACATCCATCGTTCTTTTGTAAGGCAGCATAGTTTACATTATTAAAACTATTGCTAGGTCTTCCTGTAGCAGTATAAAAGTTGTATTGACTATACACCAATCCATGTTTATTTGGACTTAGATTAAAATGTTTTTTAAATAAATCCGCATCCACATATATTCCATTCGACTCAACTTCTCCCAGAATGTGAATTAAGTCATTAAACTTTACAAACGCATCATCAACTTTACATCGTCTAATCAATCTCGATATATCATCCGCCAAATCATCAAACATTTCCTTATGTTTTAACAACGGGATGGTACGATTTATTTGATGAGCAAATTTACCATTATTTCTTCGAATAAACTTATGAACAAATGTCTCATATTCTGTTAATTCCAACACTTCATTCTTCTCGAAATATCCACACAAATTTGCATCATATACAACGGGCACATCGAACAGTTGTTTGAATGATTTTGCATCTAACGCCCATAATTTTCCCTTACAGCAATCAAAAACTTCTTTCTCAGATATAATACTGGTTGAGTCTGGATGGCCAAGAGAATAATGATATGTCTTTTTTGTCGAAATGTTTCTAATGAATAAGAGAAGCGGTGTATTATCCGCAGAATGAACACCATCATCCAAAGGAATGGCGTGAACAAACCAATCGCCAACGGCATTATCGGTTTGAAACTGTAACAGGTCTGAATATGTTTCGATCATCAACTACGAATAATAACAGATTACTTATTATACGTCAACTTGTTTTACTTGATTCCAAGACGAGCTTTAATATGCCCACGAAGAGGAATAATACCAGCATTGATTGTAGTTGTCCATTTTCCATTTTCTATAGCTTCCTGAACATCCACAATACGGAAAATGATATTTTTCTCGGAATATGGTTCTGGCAGGTTACGAACCAAGAACACCATAAATGTTCTTATTCCACCAATTCCTTGAAGTGTGAATGTTGCCGTTATTCCCGGCATGATGCCCGTATAATTTGGATTATTTTCAAAATCTCCATCGTCTAACAATATTTTTAATATACTAGCAGCTTCTTTCGGTATTGCCAATCTTCGAATAAGGGTTTTACCACCTTGATTGGTTGTCATTTGATAAGAATCATCTGGAGGTTTTATTGCCTGTATTCGTTCCATCATTTTCTTGTATGCGGTTTGTTCCGCTTCGGTTGCTTTTCGCTTACCTTTTATTTGTTCATCTTCAAACAACCGATCCTTAAATTTATAATCCAACATATCAGCATTACCAGATGAAATAGCAATCATTTCACCATTTTCTGCACGATTTGTTTGAGCATATATAGTGCGGATTGCTTGTGCATTACTCAACGTTGGCTTGAATCCAATTCCTAAAAGGATACTGTCAGTATCAAAATAGTCAAAAGTATATATTTGTCCTCTATTTAAAGTATAGACAAACCCATTATCTACAATTTTCATCGTAGTTTGTTCATCTGGATTCATATTATTTCTACCGGGACCAGATACGAGACTAAAATCCCAAAAATTTCCTGCGGCACTACTAATGTCTTTTAAAACCTTTTCTATGAAATCAGTAAAAAGCTTAATCTTGTCTGTAGATTTAACGTTTGCAATTAATGAATCAACATTAACATATAAATTTTTTAAATAACCAGAATTTTTTGCCGGATAACCCTCTCCATCTGTGCCATTTGGTCGTTCCTCTTTTACAAACGGAAACGCAAACACACCAAATTCTTTTTCAGTTTTTTTGTATCTATAATCATTTATGAGTTGATCTAAATCATCTCTTCGAATTTGATTGTCCACTGGAAGACATGCTTTCTTTATAATAAATTCAGAAGGAACTTTTTTTGCATCGTCAAACGATATAGGCGCATCTGATGATTCCTCTAATATTTTGTAATCTTCGGGGGTTTGATTTGCCGTAGCATTACCAAATGATCCATAAAAGTATTTAGGAGCATGTGCATTTGGAATAAGCAATATACCTCCATTAGTAGAAATCAGATTGGTAAATCCTTTTATTACAACATCATCAATATCAATCAAAAACATTTGGTGATTTTTAAACGAGTTTAATTCTTTTGTAAAGAAATTTATTATCTCTACCAAAAGTC